GTCAAGACTGAATGTGGAGCAGTCTGGCATCCATAACGTGCAGTTCAGCATCCAGTTCAAAAACACCACCAATGACGGCCAAGATATTGATGTGTGGTTTCGCAAAAACGGCACTGACATTGCCAATTCAAACAGTAGGTTTCATGTATCGCAAAGAAAATCTTCTGGCGACCCATCTCACGTCATTGCCGCAATGAACTTCTTTGTCAGCTTGGAAAATGCAGACTATGTGCAAATCATGTGGCGGCCAACAAATGTAGGTGTCAGCCTTGAGCATTTTGATGCAAGCACGTCACCAACAAGGCCAGCAGTGCCATCAGTCATTGCCACTGTATCTTTTGTCTCAAACTTACCGACAATATAGCCATGTACATACCGATCAAACTACCGCCAGGCGTTTACCGAAACGGCACAGAATACCAATCCACAGGCAGATGGCATGATGCCAATCTGGTGCGCTGGTACGAAAACACACTGCGTCCTGTCAACGGCTGGCGGCCAAGGTCGGCATCAACTGTCACTGGAGCTTGCCGAGCAATCATCACTTGGCGGGACAACTCTGCCAACTCTTACATCGGCCTTGGCACTCACTCCAAGCTCTTTGTGATGGACAATGTTGGCGTTTTAAAGGACATTACGCCAACTGGATTCACGCCTGGCTTTGCTGACGCAACAAGCACCACCGGCTACGGCCAAAACCTTTATGGAAGTTTTGCTTATGGCGTACCACGGCCAGACCTTGGACTCGCAAACGTAGCTACAACTTGGAGCCTAGACACTTGGGGCGAGTACCTAGTGGGATGCTCAGACTACGATGGCAAGATTTATGAGTGGCAGCTGGGCTTTACAACGCCAACGCTGGCGGCGGCTATTACCAATGCGCCAGTCAACAACAAGGCCATTTTGGTGACTGCCGATAGAATTTTGTTTGCCCTTGGCGCTGGTGGCAACCCTCGAAAGGTGCAGTGGTGCGATCAAGAAAACAACACGCTTTGGACTCCTGCCACTGACAATTTAGCCGGTGACTTTGAGCTGACCACTTCCGGTAGCTTGATGGCTGGCAAGAAGGTTAAGGGCATCAACTTGCTCTTTACCGATGTAGATGTGCATACGGCTCAATACGTTGGTGCGCCATTTGTCTATGGGTTCGAAAAGGCTGGCTCTGGATGCGGCTTGATTTCACCCCAATCGGTTGCCGCCATTGATACTGCGGCGATCTGGATGAGCAAGTCAGGCTTCTTTGTATATGACGGATATGTCAAGCCACTGGCTTGCGATGTGTCTGATTTTGTGTTTAGCAACATCAACTTAGACCAGCGATCAAAGGTTGTTGCGGTTCACAACAGCAAGTTTGGCGAGATCTGGTGGTTTTACCCCAGCAATGCAGGACTTGAGAATGATTCATATGTGACGTACAACTACCGCGAAAACCATTGGAATCTGGGATCATTGGCTCGGTTGGCAGGCACTGACGCTGGCGTTTTTACGCTACCCCTGATGGTTGATGAGTCTGGCGAAGTCAACGAGCATGAAGTTGGGTTTGACTACGATGGCGCAACACTGTTTGCCGAGTCTGGACCCATCGAAATTGGCAACGGTGACAACGTGATGAGTGTTCGTCAGGTCATACCAGATGAGCAGACCTTGGGTGAGGCACAAGTGTCGTTTAAGACTAGACTCTATCCAACAGGTACGCAATCCACCTTTGGACCGTATTCGGCAGCCAACCCCACCAGCGTGAGGTTTTCGGGTCGGCAAGTCAATATGGTGGTGACTGGTGATGTGCTGGCAGATTGGCGCATTGGTGTCATGCGGTTAGATATTGTCGCAATGGGTAAGCGTTGATTAACTCTAGAAAATAGAATACTGCAAAGGAAACAAACATGGCATATTTCGCCCCACCAACAGTAGCGCCAGTAGGCGCACCACAAATTATTCCTCCGGAACTTTTGGCATCTGTTCCAAAGTCGCTTCCTACAGTTGTTACCAATGCAAGGTTTGGTACTACAGAGGTTGATCCTTCTTTAGATCCAAGAATTCGTGCAATTGTGCCTGATGTACCATCTGGATCGACCGGTACGGGTAGGCAGGCTTTTAGACCACCAGGGATTGATGGATGGGAAGTTCCGCTAGACATCCCAGGTGCTGCGCCAACAGATGCCCGAGGAAATCCATTTCCACAGTATGTTGCGAAATATGACGCGCAAGGAAATTTCCAAGAAATCACAACTGCTGGCAGAGTTTTTGTTACGTCAGGTCAAGGCGACAAGGACACTTTTGTTGTCCCTCAAATTGACTTGAATGGCAAGCTGATTGAGCAATATCAATCCACGCCAGAGGTGCAAAACCAAAGCATTTTCAAGACTCTTGGTAATCTGGCTTTAGAGGTTGCGCCGCTTTGGTTGGCGGCTGTCGGCGGCGCAAGTTTACTTGGTGGCGCAGGAGCTGGCGCTGCTGGCGCAGGTGCTGCTAGTTCAGGCACAGGATTGAGCCTTGGCGGTTCTGGCCTTGGATTGAGTGCTGGCGGTGCAGGTCTTGGGCTGACTGCGGCCTCGCCAGGCGCGGCAGCCATTGGCGGCTCTCTGGGTTCAACATTAGCTGGAATTAGCACAGGCATTGGCGCTGCTGGAGCTAGTGGCTTGCTTGGAGGCACAGGCGCAGGTACAGGATTGGCGACTGGAAGCACAGGTACAGGATTGACAGCTGGCGGCTCTGGCCTTGGACTGACTACTGGAGGCTCTGGCTTGGGTATGACTGCCGCTTCGCCTGGTGCGGCATCCATTGGCGGCGGTATTGGCTCAACGCTGGCTGGCATCAATACAGGCATTGGAGCCGCCAATGTTGCCAATGCATTGTCTGGCGCAGGAGGTGCTGTTGGATCAATGCCTTCAGTTAATTATGGGTTAACAGGTGGCACTACCGCAGCGTCTGGAACTGGCATCTTTGATTCATTGGCAAAGTATGGCTCTGGTGTTGTTGACTTTGCTAAAGCAAATCCATCGCTTGCGGGTTCATTGCTTGGCGCTTTGGGTGGTGCAATAGATGCCTCCAACGCGCCTAAAGAGCAGACTTCCACCACGTCAATTGACCCTCAAATCAAGGCCGAGTACTTGGCAAACCTTGAGCGGGCAAAGTCTGCCGCCACCAACTTGGGTGTGCGTCAGTTTGCACAGCCTGGCCAGATGTATACCGATGCCGAAAGAAAGCTCTATGACCTTGGCATGACTCCATTTGGGGCCGCTGATATTCAGCAGTTCTTTAACCCATACGAGGAGCAAGTAGTCCAAGGCGCTTTGGGAGATATTGAGCGTTCACGCCGGATGCAAGACATTGCCGACAGAGAAAGAGCGGCTCGGGCTGGCGCTTTTGGCGGTTCACGACAAGCTGTTCAGGCCGCGCTGACAAATGAAGCCGCATTGCGTCAGGCCGCATCAACATCGGCTGGATTGCGTTCGGCTGGCTACACTCAGGCCGCCAATCTTGGACTGGCTGCACGACCTTTGAATATTGGAGGCCTGCAAACATCAATGGGCCTTGGATCTCAGCGCGATGCGTTGAGACAAGCTGAACTTGATGCCGCACGCAATATTGAATTGGAGCGTTTGGCAATCACTGGCGGCGCGTTGGGATTGCAGCCAGCGAATGTGGGTCAGACATCAAGCCAGCCTTTGTACACCAGTGGCGTTGGCAGTGCATTGTCTGGAGGCCTAACTGGCGCGTATATTGGTTCATTGTTAGGAAAATAACATGGCAACATCATTTGATATGGGACTTTTGGGCGACATCTTTGGCGGTGGCGGTGAGACTGGTCTTGAGGGCTACTTGACACCGGCACAGCAGTCTGCAATGAGCCGTCAGGCTTTGTTGCAAGCTGCCATGGCTATTGGTCAGGCCAGCGGTCCAAGCACTACGCCGCGATCCTTGATGCAGATTCTTGGCTCTGGCGTTTCTGCTGGTCAGCAAGGCTATGCCGAGGCGCAGAAGAATGCCATCAATCAGCTGCTGACTAAGCAAAAGATGGATGAGTACAAGCGCCAATTGACGCAACAAGAGGCTTATCAGCGTTTCATTATGGGCCAGCCTACCGAAGGCATGGAGATCACGCCACAGCAAGCTATTTCAGCGCCAGGTATGCCTGTTGGTCCAACAGCTCAACGTGCAGAGATGATCGGCCAACCAGCGCCAAGAGTCTCCCCTACTGGCGCGGCCAACTTGAGCCCGCAAATGCGCCAACTGTTGGCGGCCTTGCCTCCAGAGAAGGGTATTCCAGAGGCGTTGAAGTTTATGCAGCCAGCAGAAATTACTGGCGACATATTAACCGCCAAAGATGGCACACAATATCAGCGCACAAAGACAGGTCAACTTTTACCTATCCCAACAGGGATGGAGTTTGCACAGGAAACAGTTGGCGAGCCATTCAAGGCTGCTGATGGCAATTTCTATTTGCGCACAAAGACTGGCGGTTTTGTTCCAGTTGAACAAGCGTTGGCTGCCAAGCCAGTCGGACAGCCACAGCAAATGATGGGTCCAAATGGAAAGCCAGCACTTGTGCAGATGTATGACGATGGCACAAGTAAGGTTGTATCTGGCTTTACGCCATTAATACCGCCAGAGAAGGTTGATACTGGTGGAGGTATCAGATTTGTTAATCCTTATGAGATCCCGTCTGGCACAGTGTTCCCTAAAACACTTCCTCCTCAAGTTGTTGGCAGTGCTGAAGGTGGGTACTTTGCTATTGGCGGTGGTGGTGGCCGAGGAGGAATGCCAACTGCGCCAGCTCCAGCTCCAGCGCCTACGGCAGCTCCATCACGCCGTGGCCCACCAATGCCAGGTGCGGTTGCGCCTGTCGCGCCTGCGCCTGCGGCTACTGGCCCGCAGCCAATCATTCCTGGCACAGGCAAAGCATTTGCCAATGAAAAGGACTTGAGATCTGAATTCTCAGCGCAAGTAAAGCCATATACAGAATTGGCGCAGGCCTTTAGAAAAGTTGAGGCGGCTGCCCTTAACCCGTCAGCAGCTGGAGACATTTCATTGGTCTATGGCTACATGAAGATTCTTGACCCAGGTTCAACCGTCATGCAAGGCGAACAAGCCACAGCTCAAAATGCTGGCAGTATTCCAGACTCAGTAAGAGCCATGTACAACAAGGCTTTGACTGGCGAATCATTGGCTCCAACTATTAGGCAAGATTTCTATGCGCAAGCAAGAAACATCATTGAATCTCAAAGAGAGCTGGCAGGCGACTTGATTCAAAGATACACAGGCGTTGCAAGAGAGTACAAGTTGAATCCAAGTCAAATTGTTTATGATCCATTCAAGCGTATCAAGACACCAACTGAAGTTACGGCAGAAGCTCTTAAAAATCAAGGCAAGCCAAAAAGTAACGCCACATACACAAATCAATACGGCCTGACTCCAAGGAGCAAGTAATGGCAGAACAATCAAACGTCAATCGCGTTGGAGACAACGTGCGAAAAATGATGGAGCAGAATGCTCCAGAGTCTGACATCATTGGATACTTAAAGTCTGAGGGCTTTACGCCAACAAAGTTTCAAGCAGCAGTTGCAAGCGCCAAGAAAGTTGGTGGTGCTCCTGTTGAAGCTGGTTTTGGCCGGTCATTCCTGCAAGGGTTGACATTCAACACCGCTGATGAAATTGAGGCCGCATTCAAGGCTGGCGCAATCAGTGGTCCTGAGTATCAGAATCAATTAGCAAGAGTCAGGGCTGGCATCAAGCAATATGAAGAGCAGTATCCTGGCCGATCATTTACAGGTGAGCTTGTTGGCGGCCTAGTACCAACAGCAGCGGCATTGATCGCTGCCCCCTTTACTGGCGGCGCAACAGCTCCAACAGCAGTGGCAGGCGCAACACGCACGGCTGCCGCACTGCCAGGCCTTGGCACAAACATCTTGCGTGGCATGGGTTATGGCGCTGCATCAGGTGCGGCTGCTGGCGCTGGCGGCGCTGAAGGCGGCTTGAGTAACAGAGTATTGGGCGGCGCTATTGGCGGCACTGCTGGCCTTGTATTGGGCGGTGCGGCTCCAGCTGTGACAACAGCAGTTGGAACTGGTGGGCGCAAGTTGGGGGAACTTACCGGCTTAACTCAACCAGTTGATGCCACCACAAAAGCTCAACAGCTTATTGCGAAGAAGCTGGCTCAAGAGGGTGTATCTCCACAAGAATTGGCAGCACGCCAAGCTGATGTTGTTGCTAGATATGGCGCAAGAGATGAAACCTTGGCAGACTACGCTGGCGAGTCTATGCGCCGATTGGGCCGTGGAGCCTTGGCTATACCAAACGCAGCTCAAACAGAAACACGTCAGATGTTGACTGAACGCGCCATAGCTACTGGCCCCAGAATCACAAGAGACATCACAGAATTTACGGCAATTGGTGAGCGCGACATCAATGAAGTTGCTGACGAGATTATTCAGCGCAGAGCTGCGCAAGCTGCACCACTGTATGAGCAGGCGCTGTCTGCTGGTCAGGTCAATTCATTTGCAATTGACAATTTGCTCAAAAAGTCAAAAGACATTCAGAATGCCATCAATGATGCTCGCAGGTTGCCACAATATGCAGATCTGCCTGACAACGACATGATCTTGCTCGACAAGGCTTATAAGTACGTTGGCGACATGGCAAACGAGGCAAGAAAATCAGGCAAAGGAAGTCGTGCAAACGATCTTGATAATTTGCGCGTTTCTTTATTGAATGCGATCTCAGACAAAGACACAGGCGTGCCGGTTTACAAAGAGGCCGTCAAAGTGTTTGCTGACGAGTCATTGTTAAAAGATGCGCTGGAGTTAGGCTCTAAGAACTTCTTGAAGAAGACTCCATCAGCAATTTCCAAAGAGCTTGAGAAGTTCCCAGGCGATGCGGAGCGAGAGATGTATCGACTTGGCGCTGTCCAGTCTTTGCGTGACGAGATTTATGGGATGCGCGAAACGGCAAACATTGCCGACAAGTTTTTGAATAACCGCGAAATGCGGGACCGCATGAAGACGAT